TTCGTCGGCGGATTTGACGACGAATGTGGAGTAGGCGCGTTTCATTGGTTCAGGTCCTTCACAGCGGTTCGTCGGGATTGCGTTCGCGTGGCAGCAGTTCGCCCTGCAGGTCGCGCTTCGGCGCCTCGCCCGCCTCGGGGTCATCTTCCAGCGCTTCGAGCAGTCGCTCCATCGCCGCCTCGATGCCGGCCGTTCGCGCGTCAAGCGTTCGCACAGCGAGCAGCAAGTCGTACATCGACGGCGCCTTGGGCTCGGCTGGCGCGTTGCGCGAGAACAAGGCGGGAATGATTGACAAAGCGACGCGTCCTCAAACGGGAGCGCCCCGGCAATGCGGGGCGCAGTGTGATTCGTTCCGTGAATGCCGCAGCAGCCCGGGGGGCTGCGCGTTGCATTGATCGATTGCCAAGTCGCCGGGATGCTACCGCGCGTTCAACGACTACGCAAGTGCCGCGCGCTGAGGGCCGTCATGCAAGCGAACGCGCGTTCGAACTCGCGCAACCCGGCGACGTGGCGCTCGCGACACGCGGCGGGCGTGATGCCACGCTGCCTCAGCAGCGCGGGCAACGGGACGCGGCGCGGGATGTAGAGCAGCACAAGCACGGTGCGCAACCGGTCAGGGACGGCGGCAAGGGCGCGTTGTGCATCGAGTACCTCGGCGCGGGTTAACCCGCGCACAGCGCGATCTGATGCGGGCGTGCCGGTGTCTGAGCGGTAGCGCCCCTCGGCCGACCCGCAGTGATGCGCGCGTCGCTTGTTCACCGCCCACGCGCCGTAGCGTTCGAGCAGCGTGTCGATCGCGTGCAGTTCGGGCGGGATGTCGGCGGCGAGGTTTTCCATCACGCGAATAGCGGCATATCGGACGCAATGCGCCGCTTTGCGATAGCGATGTACTCGGGGTCCAGTTCAATTCCGATGGCACTGAACCCCTCAAGCTCTGCGGCCTTGAGCGTCGATCCAGAGCCCATGAACGGGTCGAGCACCGTGCCACCCTTCGGAGTCACAAGACGGCACAGGTAGCGCATCAGGTCGGTGGGCTTGACCGTGGGGTGCGAGTTGTGCGCGCTGCGATCCTTGCGGCTCGCTTTGCTGCAGTAAAAAAACCGCGCCGCGCTTTCGGTGTCGCCCCGGCGAGCACCAGGGCGCATCTTGAACCCGACCTCACCACCGTTTTCGCTGTCCGCAGAGGCCTGACCTTCACGACCGTTGCCGCGCGCCATCGCTCCCCACGTATTCTGCGTCTTGCGCCGGTCCGCCCCCGTGCTGGCGTCGGCCAGTTGCCCAGCGCTCTGCGGGAAGCACGCCAGCACCTCGTCGCTGCCGTCATGGATAAGGTTTGCGGGCCAGCGGCCGAGGCCATCGTCCACAATTCGCCCTTGCGCCTGCATTCCCCAACCATCGCGTTCGCCAGCCCCCCGCGTTGTCGCGGGCTTCACGCCATCTACCCTGCACCCATCCACGTTGATCGCCCCAGTACCGTGCTCCCGCCAGTTCGCCTCGACCGTCAGTCCCTTCGCCAGCGGCTTGCGCGCCATGCAGATTGGCTCCCATGCAGGCTTGAGCGCCGTTCCGCCCCACTCGCCGTTGTGCGACTTCGGGAACCCCGAGCCGAATGCCCAACCGATTTGGTCGCGTATCTCGAACCCCGCATCCTCGATCGCGCACACCAGCCGGTGATAAGTGCGCGTCCCGCCGAACGCGAGCAGGTAGCCGCCCGGCTTGAGCACCCGCAGCACTTCGGTCCATAGCTTGACGCTGTGGGCAATGTTTCCGCCATCCCACTTCATGCTCATGAAGCCACCAGACCCGGCCCCAGCTTGCGCGCGGCTGTAGGCGTTGGGCGACTTGTTGTGCGGCCCGCCGCGCTTGTTCGTCAGGTGGTAAGGCGGGTCCGTCACGATGGCGTCAACGCTGGATTCGTCCATGCCGCGCATAACCTCGACGCACTCGCCGTGGTACAGCGTCGCGTTTCCGATGATGTGTTTCTCCGCCATATCAGGCCTTTTGCTCACCTCGTCAAACGAACATCATCTGGTACTTCTTCGCGCGCGGCTGCGGGTTCATTGACATCAGCGCGGCAGCATCGAGCAGCGCCATGAGCGGGTCGATCTTGGCGAACCCCGCCGCTTGTTTCGTGATCTTGATCGCGTTGCCGGCCGGTTCCACCTTCGCATTGCCCACGGCCCACGCCATGAGCGCCGAACCGCTGTGCTCGAACATGCGTTCGGCGAGGCGGCGCTCCGTCGACTTGATAGACGACATCATCTTCCAGCCCTGCGGGATGCCCACGATGCGCTCGAACGCGATGCCGGCCTCGATGAGCGCGTCCACCAGCACGCCGATGCCGGCCGGGTCGACGCCGATCTTGTCGAGAAGCCCTGACGCCTCCACCCGCACCACGATCTCCACCACCTCGATCACGTCGTCGCCGATCTTTTCGCACATGGTGAGGTCGCCGTCGCGGGCGAAGTCGCCGAAGCGCTGCGCCTCGCTCGGGTTGCGGTCGAGCACGCTTGGATGCGCCCACGCATGCCCCCAATGCAACCACGCCCCCGTGTCCTTGTCGCGGCCGAGCACGGCGAGGCCGAACAGATCATCCAAGCCCCCGCCGTCTACCCCCATCGTCACCACGTCGCTGCGTTCGAGCAGCGCGTGGAGCGTGAGCGCAGCGCCCGCGCAAGCGAGCCAGTGATCGGCGCCCGCCCAGCGGTCGCTGCGCAACGACAGGCCGATCTCGACATTCAGGTGCTGCGACGCCCAGCGGCACAGTTCCTCGACGCTCGCGTGCTTCGCCCCGTCGAACTCCTTGCTCAGCCGATCGAGCATGATGCTGCGGCCGAGGTTCGGGCACACCATCGACCAGTTCTCGGGGTTGCGCCAATCCACGCTCGCCGGGAATTCGTACAGCAGTGGCAGGATGCCCGAGTCGCGTAGCTCCCCGTCGCGCACCGCGCGCGCCTTGCGAAGCTCCGCTTTGAACACGCCCGACGGCATGCGCTCGGATTGCGTGGTGATCTGCACGATGAATCCTTCGGGCTGCGAGATCAACCCGCCCCGAAGCTGCCCAATGACGCGATCCGCGTCGTGCTGCTCCGCGATCACATGCGTCTCGTCCAGCAGCACGCCCGCTGGCTTCGATCCCGTGACCACCTTCGGGTCAAATGACTTGACCTTGAGGAACGCGCCCGTGGGCCGATACACCACGCGCTTGATGTGCTCCTGGATGTGGCACTTCGACGTGAGCACGGGGTCCGCTTCGATCATGCCCACGACTTGCGAATAGGCGAGGTTGGCGACTTCGAGCGTCGGCGCGACGAGCAGGAACTCAGCGCGCGGGCGACGCGACATGAGCACGGCAGTGAGCATGAGCGCGGCGCCGTAGGTGGTCTTGGAATTCTTCTTCGGAACGAGGATGAACAGTTCATTGATGTGCCGCACACCGGTCGCCGGGTCATAGGCGCCGAACAACGCGCGCACTGCGTCACGAAACCACGGCCCAGCGGCATCGACCATGCGCGGCTGGCCGGGCACGTCGGGCAGGCAGAGCAAGTCGAATATTTTGCCCGCCGTGCGCGCCTCTCCCTTGATCAGCGGGAGGTCGGGCATGAGGGAGCGGCCGGCCATGATGCGCTGCTCCCAGTCGGGGCATGCGGTGTCCCACGCGACGGGAGGAGCAGCGCGCGTAGTCATCACTTCACGCGCAGCAAGCTAGACCACTCGGTGCCCTCGTGCGCGGTGCGTGCGTGCTTCTCGACTTCCTCTTTCTTGCCGACACCCGTGCTTTCCGAGTCGCGCCACCCGGCTTGCGCTTTCAACCAGAAGATTGCGGCGATGACGTTCGGTTTGTCCGGGTTTGTCGCCATGCGGAACAGAGAATGCGCCACTTTCGCGTTCGCTTCGGGGCGCCCGGCTTGCAACTCGGGCCAGAAGTGTTTTCGCAGCGTCGGCGGCGTGATGTGCATGACGAGCGCGATCTCGTCGTGCCGCAAGCCCATCGCGCTGAGCATTTTCACTTGCGACCGATCGCGTTCGGTGGCAGCGAACGCGGGGCGCCCGCGAGGCTTTTTTTCCATACGCGTCAGCCGATGAAGCGGAAAGAGTACGTTTTCACATCCTCGCGGAAGCCCTTGTCGCGGTTCATATGGCCACCGATGACGGTGTTTGTCTTGCGCTCAATTCCCATGAGTTTCCATTCGGGAAACTTGCACATCGCGCGATAGACGGGCGTAGACGAGTATTTTGCCCATACATCGAAGTGCTCGGCCACCATCGCGCGCGAGGTGGCGTTGATGACCTTGATGCCGAGCCCCAGGCCGGCATAGTCGGGGTGGATCACGGTGCGGTTGCTGTGCATTTTCATGCGTTGACCAGTGCGACGCGGAACGTAGTTCGCGAAGCATTGGAACCCGATCTGTTCGT